CCCAATTCTTTACAAAGTGGGTTGACTAATTCGGGGTCTTTAGATATTCTTTAGAAATGAACAAGAAACCAATAGAACTGCACCTGATTGACGGTACTCAGAGCGAAGCTGCGTACACGCCAGCACAAATTCCATCGACCATGCGTAGTCGAGTGCCACCGGCTGAGTGGATGGATAACCCATCGGCATGGAACAAAAAGCAATTCATTGATGAAACCGCTGAGTTCCTACATTCGGTCTACAACATTGGTTGCGATCAGGACAAGCACACGCTAACGATGCTGGCAGACCACATCGAGACTTACATCCAGTGCAACCAGATGATTGCCGAGCAAGGTCTGATTAGCGTGACCAACGATGGCAAGACAACTGGCTCCTCGCCATTTGTATCGATCCGGCAAAAGACTGTGACTCTTATTATTCAAATGATGAATGAACTAGGCTTAACTCCGCGCAGTCGATTGGCGGCAATGAAGAAAGAGGAAGATAGTCCAGCGTTCAAGTTTGCGCGTGGCCCCAAAGGATGAATTGGCAACAAGGGGTTAAGTACGCGACTGCGGTATCCAAAGGCGAGATTAATGTCTGCCGGGATGTCCGTTTAGCTTGCCAGCGGTTTATCAACCAGTACGAAAATCAGGAATGGGAGTATTACTTCGACCCTGATTATCCGGCTCATGTATTGGAATTTGCGGCTACGCTGCGGCACACCAAAGGGCCGCTGGCAGGGCAATCACTGGAACTGGAACCATTCCAGATACTGCTGATTTGCGCGATCTACGGATTCAGGAAGAAAAAAGATCATCGCGTCCGAATGGTTCAGGATGTGATTTTGTTCATTCCACGCAAGGCTGGCAAATCAACCCTAACTGCGGTCATTGGGCTTTACGAACTGCAATGTGGCGAGGCGGGGCCTGAAGTTTATACTCTGGCAACTAATCGTGAACAAGCTACCATTGTGTTTGATGCTGCCAAGGGATTTATCGAATCAATGATTCCTGAAATGGCTAGTCTATTTCAGCCAAGCAAATATGACATTAAAAAAGCCGGGGATAGTCAAAGCAAGTTTATGGCACTAAGCCGCGATACGAAAAAGACCGGCGATGGTAAGAACCCTTCGTGCGTCATCATTGACGAGGCGGCGCAGATCGTAGACCGGAACAGTATTGAAGTATTGCACTCCGGTATGGTGGCGCGGATGAACCCGCTGCGGATATACATCACCACCGCATCGTTTACCAAGGAAACCAAGTTCTATGAGGATATGACCATGTTTCAGTCCATGCTGCATGGCGAAGCACCGGACAATCCTCGCTGGGTTGGCTTGCTGTATGCACTTGACCCACAAGACGATTGGCAGAACCCTGAGACATGGGCGAAGGCCAACCCAATGCACGGCATATCGGTGTTTGAGGAATCTATTGCGTCGAGAGCAGAAGAATCCAAGCACAAGCCAGCCACTCTTAATGAATTCCTTTGTAAAACGCTGAACATCTTTGTAAGCGCGAATTCGGCGTGGATCGACAAGGCCAACTGGGAAAAAGCCAAGACGGAAATAGGCCAGCGCGAACCTGAAGCAGTGTTCATTGGGTTCGACTTGGCAGCGACCCGCGACTTGAATGCGGTTTGTACCCTGTCCCGATTTAGCGATATGGACTACGAGGCCAAGTTTAAATTCTTCCTTCCTGAAGATAGTCTCGCTCACATTCCTAAACATTATCTAGACATTTTCCGCATGGCAATTAGCAGTGGAATCTTGCATCTAACGCAAGGTAATGTTATGGATGACCGGGAAATCTCGGACTACATTCAAAAAGAGGCGGCGGCAAATCCTAATTTGAAAGAAGTGGGGTATGACGCATACAATGCTGCAAATATCGTAGCGCGGCTGCATGAAGCTGGACTGCCTGTAAAGAAAGTCGGTCAGGGCATGGCAGTCTTGAACAATCCGAGCAAACAAGTCGAGCGATTAATTCTTAATTGCGGTATAAAGCATGACGGAAACCCGTTCGTGACTTGGCAGCTAGGAAACTGCGAAGTGTACGAAGATGTCAACGGCAATATCAAAATCCGCAAGAATGAAGCGGATAAATCAGCGAAAGTTGATGGAATTATTGCTATGATTATTGGTATGCACTGCGCGTTAGACAACCCAATGCTCAGTGATAACTTTGGATTCCGTACATTTTAATGCGGCAGCGTAGAAAAATAGGGGCATAACATGGGCATTTTGGATGTATTTCGTGGCAAAAAAACAGTCCAGAACGAGGCTAACAATGTCCTTGGTCAGATGCAGTTGGGCAACCAAGTTCTGTATTCGACTGCCAATAAAGTACCTACTACTAGCCAGCTACTCTATGTGACCACCAGTGGGTCTACCGTTGCAGGTCGAACGGTGGATATGTCACTGCTGACGCGCAATAGCACTGTTATGGCTTGCGTTGGTGTAAAGGCTAGGGCATTGGCGCAATTGCCGATGAGCGTAGTATATGAAGATGATGATGGCACTTTTGTTGATGCCATTAAAGACCCTGAAGTTGGTGCGCGAGACAAAGCTAAAGCCAAGCAAGTATTGGCGTTGATGAACCAGCCAAACAACTTTCAGTCTCGGTATGAGTTTTGGTATCAGTGGTGTATGTGGCAAGACTTGTCTGGCGAATCTTTCACGCTATGGTGGAGGAAGAACAAGGAAGATGCTAACCAGACACCGATTGAGATGTACAACCTTGATTCCTCGTTGATTACAGTCATTCTGACCCCGGCGCGGTATCCGTCTTATCGGCTGTCTACACCAAGTTACGGTTTCAGCAAGGATGAGCCATTGTCGGCGCATCAAGTTATGCACATAAAGGAAGCTGCGTGGCAAGGTTCCAGCGGTTTCAACAAAGGCATTCTTGCTGCTGAACTTATTGCGCTGGATCACGATATTGATCTTTATGCAAACTTTGTCATGCAGAACGGCGCAAAACCTTCCGGTATTTTTACTACCGAGCAAGTCATTCCAGATGCTAAGTACAAGGAAATTGCGGCGCGGTTGAAGGAAGCATGGACTGCCATGACTAACAGTCGAGCAGTCGATCTGAGCAAGCCGGGACAAGGAATGCTGCTGGATCAGGGCATGAAATATATGCCGGTTGATATGTTGACCTTGCAAGATGCAGATTGCTACAACCTTAAGATTCAAACAATGAAACGCATTTGCGGCTTGTTTGGCTTGTCTCCCGCAATGATCGGCATTCAGGATCAGAAATACAATAATACTCAAACCCTGCTGGATGAATTCTATAAGACCACCATGTATCCGATGGTGATTAACCTTGAACAAAAGCTGAAGATGCATTTGTTTAAAGGTTATCCAAGCCTTTCTTTACGATTTGATACAAAGGAATTCCTCAAGGGTGCGCCACTTGACCAAATGAATTTTGTTGTACAAGGTGTTAAAGGTGGTATATTTACGCCTAATGAAGCGCGGGAATATCTCAATATGGAACAAATTGAGGGCGCGGATGAGTTAATACCGGATGGTAAACCAGCCGATGTAATGCCGGGAAGCAGTCCACAAGACACTGGTGGTGGTGGCGGCAATCAAACGCGCAAAATGAACATCGGTGCTAAATGAATGTAACTCAAAAAGCAGTTCTAGCACTTGCAGCACAGATACTTCGTGCTAAAGTTCAGATGCCGTTAGCTGCATCACCCTATACAATAAAACATGATAACCAATCAATAAAGAATGGGGTGATTGATGAAAAATCTGACCTTGATTTGCGAGGCGAAAGTATCCCTCGGAAAAAGCGCGGACGAAGGAAAAAATCCATCGGGTAGTATTGAAGCACGAGTTACTACTTGGGGTGCGCGTGAAGGCGCAGATGGTCGCAGGTTTAATTATCAGCCTGAAGGCTTTGCTCAATGGGCTGATGAGTTTGCCAAATCAGGCAAGCCACTTCCAATGTTCCTGAATCATAACGACATGGGTATGCCTGTCGGTGAATGGAACCAAGTTACCTTTGACAAAGAAGGAATGACTGCTACTGGGCGCATCTACATGAATACTGTAGGCGGCTCCGATCTACATGAAGTGCTGAAACAATCTCCCAAGATGTTTGGTGGCGTATCTGTTGGCGCGTATGCAGATGAAGCGAAGATGGTTGATGCTGATGGCAATGATGTTGAGCCAGATGACGATGAAGCCTACTTCCAAATTACCAAGGGTGGACTGCGTGAAGTGTCCGTAGTCATGTACCCAAATAATCCTAGCGCGGAAATCCACAAGCTGGAATTCTTCGATGCCGATGGCGCACCGAATCCGCGAGTTATCGAGAAAGCCTTGCGCGATGCAGGACTTTCACGAAAAGATGCGACCACCGCATCTTCTATTCTGAAGAAAGCCATTGTCGAGCGTGATGCCGTAGTGGAAATTCAGGAAGCACCTACTCCGAGTGATACGGATGCGGTGGTCAGTGAGGCAGAAATTCTCGCAGTGTTTGAACAGCGTGAATTACTGTCTATTCTCTCTAAACGCATTTGAGGAAAAATCATGATCGAAAAAATCACTGAGAAGCTGGATGCGATTGAGGTGGCTAACGCTACCAAGATTGCTGAAGCTGTCGAAACCGTCAAGACTGAACTGACGGAGAAACTGGTTGCACTGGAAGCCAAGCTGTCTGAAGTTCAGGCTCCCGCCATTGTTCGCACCCCGGCTAAGACTGTCCGTCAGGATGTCAACCGCATGGTGAAAGAGCAACTGGCAGCGTTTGCCAAGTCTGATTCGCGTATTCAGAAAGAGATCAAACTCTTTGAAAACGAAGATCAGTATTCGGCTTACCTGAAGGAAACTGGCTCGACCCTGACGGGCGGCGGCGCTGGTATCGGTGGTCGCACTTTGTACGATCCGGTGTTCCATGCTCTGCGTCTGGCTAACCCGATGCGCGGTGTATCGCGTACCGTGTCTACTGAAGCGTCGATCTATCAGTTCCGCGCCAAAGTGGGCAACGCTGGTGCTGCTTGGGGCTATCCGGTGAACAACAACCTTGCTGCTACCACTGAAGCCATGAACATCTGGCAACTGGTTCTGCAAGACATCAATGTGCAGTTCCCGATCCGTACTGCGGCGCTGGACGATATTGATGGTTTGGATAGCAATGTCGTTGATGATATGCTGGTTGAATTTAGCCAGCAAGAAGGTCTGTCAATGATCCTGAACAATGACCAAGCTGGTACTACCACCACTGCTTATGGTGGCACTAGCGGTCTGCGTGGCCTGAACTACTACCCCGGCGCGAATAATTCGTATGTCGGCGGTACGATCAGCACCGCAGCATTTGGCACTTCAGGTACTGCATCGACGAATGGCCTGTCCAGCATCGCAACCTATGACCAGTTGACCAGCAACGGTAATGGCACTGCAAACCTTGTTACTTATGCTGACTGCGTTAACTTCATCTACTCGCTGCCGCAGCAATACTGGACTCCCGCAGCTAAGTGGGTAATCAACCCCATCATGCTGTCGGCAATCCGTGGTCTTACCGACGAAAACGGGCGCCCGATCTATGTTGATGGTCTGGCCCGTAATGACGGTATCGTGGGTACGCTGTTGGGCTTCGATGTAGTGGTTAATGCTTATCTGAGCGCACCTTGCAGCACCACTCAAGCGGTTGACCAGTACCCGATGTACTTCGGTGATTGGAGCCGTGGTCATACCATCGTTGATCGTCTGTCGATGATTATGCGCCGGTACGATCAGACGCAACCGGGATACATCAACTACTACGGCGAGAAGCGTCTTGCTTGCTCCGTGGTTGATCCGTTTGCGATCATCCGTTACCGTTCGACCCCTGCGGATTGATCGGTAGTTGAATCGGGGGAGGGGGAAACCCCTCCCTACTTTCATCAATCAAGGGATCAAAAATGTCCATCATCCTTGAAGCAATCAAGAAGGCTTTGCTCGAAGGCGAAGCGCGAGTAATAAACGAAACTGGTTCGACTCTGACTGGTTCTGGCTCCGGGATCGGTGGCAATATCGTATTTGATGATGCCTTTGCTTCCCTGCGGCAAGCTAACCCGCTGCGTCAATTTTCTCGACAAATTCCCGTCAAAGGCTCAGATGCTGCCTTTGTAGTTAAAACTGGTAATGCGCTGAATCAAACTAATCCGTGGGGCTATGCGTTCACTCCGAACGATGGCGATCCCGGCATGGCAACTTCGTACTGGCAAATCAGCACGAAAGTTTTGGCGGCAACCGTTCCGGTTCGTACTGCTGTTTTGTCCGACATCAATGCACTAGATGAATCCATCGTCATGGATTTGGCACTGGAATTTTCGGCTGTTGAAGCGGCATCAATGATGAGCAATGATGACCAAGCTGGAAGTATTACTACTACTACTGGTGCTGGTGCTGGTCTGCGTGGTTTGAATTCGTATGCAAGTGGCTCTACTGCTGCATTTGGTTCAAATGGTTCTGCAACCACCGATGGTATGCACACCATTCTGACCGTTGAATATGATGCAACTGCTGGTCTTGTCTACAACGATATGGTGGCACTTGCTTCTGCATTGCCGAGCCAGTATTGGAACTTCAATACAACCGCATGGCATATGCACCCTAGCACGATCCTTCAATTGCGCGAACTGACCGGCGGCAATGGTCTGCCAGTGTTCTTGGAAGTTGGTCAAACCAATGGCGATGCTGTTGGCAATATTTTTGGTCATGTCGTTATTCCGAATCCGTACATGGACGAAGAAGGCGATGGCAAATTCCCGGTGTATCTTGCTGATTGGTCACGATTCCTGACTATTGGCGATAACGAGGAAATGGTTATCAAACGCTATGACCAGACTGCTCCCGGATATGTAACGCTGTTTGCTGAAAAGCGTGTAGTGTCTACGGTTCGTGATGTATTTGCCGGTGTGCGACTGATCGGGGTGACTCCGTAATGGCTGAACAAATAGCGGCGAGCCAATGGGAATCTAATTCCCGTAACCCGTTTAACTATGAAAAGGTTGAGCAGGTTACGAGGGATCAGGCTACAGCATGGCTAACGCTAGAGGAAATCACTCAGCAACTGAATCTGTTTGGGGATGAAAGTCAGGACACATATCTGACCAGCCTTGAACTTGCGGTGCGGTTTGCTATCGAGGATTTTCTTGGGTTCGCTATTTTCCCAACGCAGTATCGGGTGTACTACGGCAGCATGGGGACATACAACCAGCAGGTCAATCTCGACCTGCCGGAAGTATCTCCCGGCGCAACTGGGGTAACGATCAACAATGTGTCGTTTTGGGATCAGACTCCGACCCTGACCACCATTGCATCGTCAAACTGGTTTTACGATCCTACCGGCAATCGAGTTATCTTGAATGCCGTACCGTCAGATATAAGCACCCAGATGGCAAACCCCATTCAGGTGCTGTATACGGTCAAGGCAAACCCGATAGGTCAGTATCCGGTCATTAAACAGGCTGGACTGCTATTGCTGACGCACTTGTACAACAACCGTTCCAATACAACTACTACTCAATTGAAAAATATTCCTTTTGGGGTGGAAGTCTTGCTGCGGCCTTACAAAACGCTGGTCATGTAATGGCAATCGCTCGATACGAAAATTGCGTGGTCAATCATGTCACCAATGGTGTATCGGACATGGGCGCACAAACCTATACCATTACAGAATGGTTCCCGACTAGGGCGTATGTTCAGGATGTGGCGAATTCACTCCGAATTACGGAAAAATACAGGGTTTATCAAGATTTAGTAAACCTGACATTTAATTACACGCCCAACATGAAACAAATTGTAGATAACCAAAACCTGTACAGCATTACATGGCGCGGGTTTTATTGGCGTATCTCAGATGTGCGTGAATCGAACGATAGAATGTCCGTTACGATGATTTGCTACCGTAATGACCCTACGACACCAGTATGAGCCAGAACAGCGTCCTACAGTACGCCAAAGCCATCCAGCAGCAGTTATCTGCGATTGTGGATGTGCCGGTCTACGCCAATTTCAACCGCAACTATGCGACTGAAGTTAGCTTCCTGACATGGCAATTAAGGAATGTGCATCAGCCTGTCTACACAGGTCAAATACAAGGTAATAAAGGTATAGATACACCGATCTTTCAGATTAGTGTATTTTCGCAACAAATGGGTACGGCATTTTCAATTAGCCAAACCATTCTTGACGAACTACATGGCTATTCTGGAATGTTTGGCACTACGGATGGATTTGTTCTTTCCAAAGCAGATGTAGTTTGGCTATATAATACATACGATAATGAACTAGGTTTGAATCAAATTATTTTGGATTGCACCTTGTACATTTCTAATCCAACATAAGACAAGATTTTATTCACTAATCACAAAGGGAAAAATCATGGCTCTTATTGATAAAGTCTTGCCCGGATATACCGCAACTCTCTGGATGCAAGCTGATTCGACTCCGACTGCACTGACGGATACACAATTGTCAACTTGGCTTGACCAAGTGGAAGATATTGTGGGTACTGCTGCTGGTGGCACTGGTACTGAAGGTTATCTGGTTCCAGTTGAAACCATTCCGGCATTTGGTGCTGACGATGCGTTTGCTGCATACGGTGTTGCTGGTGCGCGTACTGGTGCAAAGATCACCACGCAAAACCAAGTCACTTCGATGACCATCACTGCTGCATGGAATCCGGCAAATGCCGCACAACTGCTGATTCGTGATGATGGCTACAATGGCACGATTATCCGCACCTATGTTATTGCCGTGTATGACGGTACTGATACTGTTGCATATGCGTTCAATGCTCGCGTTGGTGGCTTGCAGTGGGATATGAATGTCAGTGCTGAAGGTAAGTTCATGTTCACCATTCATCCGGTGGGTGGCAATAGCTACGGTTGGTCGAATAGCTAACCTACATGGACACGACAAGAGGCTCAAACGAGTTATTGCAGTATTTGCTGACCCAAGCCAATTCAGGAAATAAGAATTGGTTTGGGTGGCAACAGCAAAGATTGACTGCAATTTATTTGGCGTATGAAATTGCCAAGAACCATGCCGACAAAATGTCACCAGAAGAAATTGTGGCTTATGTTCAGCGACTTAACAATACAATCTATAACAAGATACTGACAAGGAAAGATGATGTTAGCTGACAAGCTAGGCAAAGGATACGATAAGGTACGAGAGCAAGCCAAACTTCGCACGATCAAGATTACGCTAGGTGAAGTAGCATTTGATCTGAAGGTCAAAATTCCATTGAAACGAGAAATGGAAGAAATGACCGAACGAATTACTTCTCCATCGCAAGAAAAAATTGATGCAATTTTTGCGCGGCTTTCTAAGCCAATAAACGATGTTATTGCCGAGAGTGGCGAAGAATTTATTGCGGCATTGAATGCTACAAAAGAATCGATTGTCATTAAAGACAATGACATTATCGTAGATGGTAATTCAGTGCGTCAGGTTGCAACCTTTACTGCCATTCACGAAACAAGAGTGGAAGAATATTTTCACTTGCTGCAATCGGTAACTGGCGAACCGATTACAGAGTCATACGAAGAAATTGCCGAGGAATTCCCTGACATCGCAATCAAAGAGATTGTCGAAGTCATAGAAAACGCAATCAAGCCTGACTACACGACAGCAAAAAAAAACTAAGAAGGTCATTGCGATGCCAAGTAACGGCTGCAATGGTTTTCAACGGACACACGGCAGAATATGTCGATTCGTTGGACGAAGAACTATTCAGCGAGATACAGGTTATGTATGCAGACGGAATGCTTGGCAACAAGGCGATTTTTGACGCACTAGCACCGCTAACTACTGCGGTGTTTAACTATATGCGAGCCGCTAATTCTCCAGCGGCAAAGATTGATCAAATCTTTCCTTGGATCAACGAATACGCAAAAAATCCAGATGCTGAAATGCCGTCAGAAAAAGCGGTAAGCAATAGCCTATTGGGGTTTGTATCTCAAGCCAAAGGTTTTGACATTAAGAGGTTCAAGCGATGAGTTTGGATTTCAAAAACCAACAAATTGAAGTTTCAGGTTTTGATGATTTGTTCAAAAAAATGGACGAATTAAAAAACGAAATTGGCCCAGCTAAAACGGATTCAATTTGGCGCAAGGCTATGTTGTTTGCAATGGAACCTGTGCTACAAGACGCAAAGTCTTTTGCTCCAAAAGATACTGGGCAACTTGCCGATCATATCTACATGAAGGCACATAAGCCGCAATCCCGCGATCAAGCCAGTAAGTATTACGATGGCGAACAATACATGGCGCGAGTTACAGTCAGTCCAATTCGTGAAGATTCGCAACTTCGCGTGGTATTGAACAAGCGTGGCAGATTTCAAAATGTCTGGGCAAAAAAGCGTCCGGTAGGTATCTCGCAAGAATTTGGAAATGCAAGAACACCGTGGCATCCGTTTATGCGTCCAGCACTAAGCAACAACATTGACCGAGTACAATCGCGGTTAGCCCAATCCATTTGGGAAGCGATAGATAAGCTGGCAACGAAAGGATAGTCATGGCTGCAATTGGTTCACTAACTGTAAAGCTGGGTCTGGTCACAGTCGAATGGGATAAAGCGACTGCAAAGGCAAAAGCACAAGCTAAAGACTTGCAAAAATCCTTTGATGATCTTGGTAGTGAACTGAAAACGCTATACGGTCATTTCAAAACCTTGGGTGGTTCTGTAAGCGTGGCGGCGATTGGTTTGTCATCGCTAATGCAAACCACTTTAGCATTTGGCAATGAAATAAATGATCTTGCCCAAGGCTTTGATTTAACTATTTCTAAAGTTTTGCAGTTCCGCGATGCAATACAGACTTCTGGCGGCAAAGCAGAAAATGCTGCCCGAATGATAACCAATCTGTTTTCTAAGATTGAAGAATCAAAGATTTCTACCGCAACTTTTTCAGCATTTGAAAAAATTGGGTTTACCCTTGAAGAATTGACTTCGCTTCAACCCAATGATGTATTGCCCAAGTTTTTTGAGAAATTGCAAAATAGTGTTTTGACAACCACTCAAAAAGTGGCGATCCTCAAAGAAATGTTTGGGCGCGGTGCTGCTGGGTTAAGCATTGAAGGCGTTGCGGAAAAACTATCAAAAGATTCAGCGGCGTATGACAAGAATGCCGAAAGCATTAAGCGGTTTGGAGAAATTTCCGATAACCTAAAAACAACAATGGACAATCTTAAGTTAGCGTTTGCTGACATGACATTGCCATTCTTAGATTTTTTTGGTGTTACCGGATTAAAAACTGTTGATAAATTTAAACAAGCAATGGCGGCTATTGTTACCGGCGTTGTTATTGCTAATTTTGCTACATTGACATCTGTTGTAATTAAATTGGTTGTGGCATTGCGAGAAGGCGCAGCAGTTATGGCGGCAATGTCAGTATTGTCTGGCAATCTAAAAGGCATTGCTACAGTAGCGGCAGCAGGTCTTGCATATTATGGAACGGGAAAATATTTAGAGTCACAAGGCGCACAATCAGGACAAGGTACAAATACTGTTACCGGAACTATCAGGCGCGGAAATGTAACTTCAGATACAAAAACATTGCAGGATTCAGTAGTCATTATGCAAATGCGTAATGATCTTGCTCAAAAAATGCTTGGGTATTTGGATAGAGAAAGCCGTATTAAATTAGATGCGCTATACACCGACAAAGCAGCATCTGACATTGCACAAGCTAAATTAAAGCTGGAAGAAGATTTGGCAAAGATTTCAGCAGAACGAACGGCGGCATTAAAGAAAGACAAAATAACCAGCGATGAAATTATTGAAATTAACCGCAAGTTTGCAATTGAAGAAGCAACGGCAAAGAAAAATTCATACAATCAAATAAAATTGATTGAGGCTACTCGCAAAAAAGAAATTGAAGATACTTACACGCGAGTACGAATTGCAAAAGAAATGTTTGAGTTTGAAAGAGAAGGTTTCCGCAATCAAATGACGAGCCTTCAACTTGAAAAAGCAAGCATTGATTTGCTTGAAAATGAGCGTAAGCGTAAAGAAGATATAGCCAAAATTGAAAGTGACAGGGCAGAGCAATTAAAGAAAAGAGGTTTGACTAGCGAACAAATTGCAGCAATTGATGCTGAAGCAAGTCAAAAAGTTCAGCAAGCCAATGAACGAGCAGCGGCTCATGCGGAATTTATTGAAAAATCCAGAGATAAAGCCATTGCTCAAATCAACGCAGAAATTTCGGCATATAAGACTTTGGCAGATTTTGATCTTTCGCGGATAGACCTTGAGAAACAGCGTTATTACATGACCAATCAAGAATACCGATTGGCTCAAGAAATGCTATCTAGCAATCAAAAAGTTTTTGAGATGCAGCAAAAGATTGCTGATCTTCGTAGACAAGGTGCTGGCCCAGAAACTGATGCAAGAATTAAACAAATAGAAATAGAAATTGATGCAGAAAAAAGATTGTCTGATGCTAGGACAAATGCCATCAATGAAGATGAACGGCGGCGCACTTCTTTTTCTGAAGGATGGTCTGAGGCATATCGCAGGTATCAGGAAGAATCAATTAATTATTCCAAAATGGGCGCAGATAGCTTTAATGTTGTTGTGAATAGTATGGATCAAGCATTAACTGATTTTGTTAAAAATGGTAAGGTTCAATGGAAAAGTTTGGTAGGTAATATTCTTCAAGGATTGATTACAATTCAATTGCGTATGCAAGCTATGCAATTGTTTCAATCAGCAAAAATGGCTTTGTTTGGTAGCCCAATGGGAACTCAAGCAGCATTTATGGATAGCACAATAGGTGGATTTGCTGATGGTGGCAGACCACCAGTTGGTGTCCCGTCTATTGTTGGTGAAAATGGCCCGGAAATGTTCATTCCTGATCGGTCAGGAACAATAGTGCCAAACAATCAACTATCTTCACTTGGTGGGACACAAGTGGTCTACAATGGCCCATATATCGCGCAAATGAATGCGATTGACACGCAGTCGGCTACACAATTCTTGTCCAAGAATAAGCAAGCTGTCTGGGCGGCTAATCAGTCTGCATCGCGTGGCGTACCTGCGAGTAGAGCATGAGTCTCAATACCATACTGAGAATTAGCGAGTCTGTCGGGATCAACGATCAGCGATTCGTTGGGCAGGTGGTATCGCGCAACCAGCGGATCAGCACTAGCGAGATTCTGACGGTAGTTCCGTTTGCCTTCGACATGAAGCCGATGAACTACCTGCTGTACTCGCAGAACCGTTCTTTGCTTAGTAGTTTGCGAATTCCTGACAAGGCATTGGAGCAGTACCTTAATTTTGGCACTACTGGCTGGTCGAACTATATCGAATATCAAGGCGATATGACCAGCGTACAGATTGATGCCTGTGAATGGCAAACATCATCTGCTAACAAAATTTTGGTACTTGGTTCTTTGCCGTCTATCAGTAGTAGTGCATACATTGTGCGAACGGGAGATTTCTGCCAAGTCGGACGCTATGCGTACATAGCAACTTCAGATGTAACGCGAGGCGCAGGTTCAACTGTCAATATCCCAGTACATCGCAACCTGATTACTACTTTAGTGTCTCCGGTGGGCGCGGTCATAGGCGAGTATGGAACTACTATAGCGTTGGGCGGCGATAATTACATCGGCACTACTTTCCCGGTAATTTTGCGCGAGTATCCTACTTATACTTTGATGCCGATGACTAATGACAGTTACATTCAGTGGTCAGGATCATTTCGAGCGTTTGAGGCGGTGCTATGAATGTAATTGCCCCGGTAGATGGTACTAACAATATCCGATATGCGGATTTTGTCCGTGTTACTACACCAAGCAATACCTATCGGTTTGCCACTACACCATCGGCATTAACCATTCCTGATGTTGATGCGGAACCATTCAATGCGTTAGGTACGCTGATAAAGGTTGGTAGCGCACAAAGAGACATCAAGTCTACTGCCAATGAAACCACCTTTACTTTGGTTGGCATTGATATTGCCATGTTGGGTTGGGTGTTAGGTCAGGAAATAAAAGGCAGTCAGATTGAAGCGTGGCATGGCTTCTTTGATACCAATGGC